CTAAATATACCACCTTTGTGTCACCATTGCCTATTGTGACATTAGCTCCAAGACCTTGTGATATATTTATACTTTGTGACCCCGAAGTTGCATTTTCAATTATATGCACTCTTTTAATATCATTAGGTGCTATTGTCAAAGTTCTTGTTGCCGTTAAATTAGTTGAGGAAGCAACTTTAATAAATAAAGCTCTAGCTCCGTCAGATGAACCATCGGCTACCGTTTCAGTAAGATCAGCATCCGATCCAAAAGTTACTGTTGCAAAACCTAAACCTTCACCTATTAATTCTAAATTTGTGTTTGTTGATGTACCCCATGTTCCAGATTCATCACCAGTGGCTATTTCTTTTAGCCTTAGATTATTACCATATGTTGCCATTATGCCACCCTTTCAATCCAATTAGCCAGTTGGTCTGGTTCTATTAAACTATACACTTGTTCTTCACCAGTAGCTGTTGTTCCAACAACTCCCGTTAACGATAACACAGAACCACCAGATATTGCAACATCGTTTATTGAAATTGACATTCCTGCTAATGTAAGGGCTACTCCAGCAGAGCCAATTACAGTTTCATTACCTAAAGCAGAAGTTAACGCAGTCACGTTTGTAACTGGTGCTCCAGTTGTTCCAATTAATACTGGACCAATAAATGGGGTGTAAGCAAAATAACCCATGTTTGGATGATTAGTGCAATAATAGTGTAAGTCTGGTGCTCCAGAAACAACAGTAATTTCTGTGTATGCTCCAGCTTGTCCAGGTGTTCCGTTTGTAGTTACACCAGTTGTATACTCTGAACCACCACCATGCGTTCCATTTTCTGTGGTACTAAGTCTTAATGGGTGTCCATCATTACTAGAATGGCTTTGATCAAATCTATAAGTATTAGTTTCATATAAATTTAAAGTAACGTCTGCTGTTGCAGTTGATCCATTAATTGCAAATTTATTTGCAGAACCTACACCATGATACGGATGATTAGAAGGATTACCACCTACTACAGTTACCGTAAAAGTAATTGTAGATGTAGATTTTTGAGCAATAAGTGTTGTTGCAGAAACACCAGTGGGTGAAGATAAAGCTGTTCCCGTTTCTGTGGTATTACCCACTGATCCAGTTAAACCTGATTGCGTTACACTCACTCTTGATTGTGGCGTAGTTGCTTCATCACCTACACTAGTAACACCTTGTACGCCAGTGACGCTAAATATACCAGTTCCAGTTATTGTGGGAAGTGTTAATTGTGCTTGTGCTTCAAAACCAGTTGGTGTGATTGTTTGCCCTACATCTGCAAAAACACCACCACCCCATATGTGGTCACCCCAAGCAGAACTACCCCAACCAGATAAAAATCCAGTTGTAGCTTCTAAACCAGTAACACCAAAAGATATAGGGATCGAAGCAGTTGCACTATTTAGAGTAGCTGTGCTTTGTACACCAGAAACTGTTATAATATGAATACTACTAGCTATTACTGTTCCTAAAGAACTAGTTGCCTCTAAACCAGTTTCTATTACAGTTGAAGTACCAGTTGCACCTTCATCACCAACGGCAGATGTTCCTGCAACACCAGTTACAGAAAAAGAGGTATTACCTATACCTCCCCAACCAACAGCACCCCAAGTGCCTTGACCCCAACCGTTAGCCATAACGGTTTACTTTATGCTATACGAATAATAGCGTTAGAAGCGTCAGCAGTTGGAAACTGTATTGTAAATGTGCCAGATGTTGAAGTCTTATTAGATGTAAAATCTAAAACGCATACTGCTCTATGATTAGAGTCTTTATCGTTATATATCAACGCACCCATTGCAGTAATTGAAGCTGTAGTAAAACTTAAATCAGCAAAATCAGTAAACGCAGTTTGTGTAGTAGTAGCAGTCGCAACAGATGGGTCTACTCTTGTTAAACTAGCTCCACCAGTTGAATATGAACCACTAGATTGCACCTCACCAGTTGTAACTAGGGCAGTAGTTCCAAAACCAAGAGTTGCTGTGGTTCCTGATTTTGCACCAGTTCCCTCTGCAAAAAGTGCTAATTTAAAATCATCTCCACCTGAATTTTTAAAATTGTGTTCTCCTTCTAACAACTCTTTCTTGAAGGAATTACACATTGCTTGTGTTATAGCCATATTAGAGTCTCCTTATATACTCAGCCAGTTCTTTTTGACCATTAGATCTTAATATGTGAACTATACTAGCTCGTTCTTCTCTTCTTGCCAAGAGCAAATAATTATACACTACCTTTTTAAGATGCTCTTTAAATTGATTAGCTTGTTGCCTAATGTGGTCAGGAGCTTGATCTGATATTGTAACTATTTTATCAACACATAAATCTGCCACTTGTTCGTTTGTTAATCCTCCATCATGGGAAGTATGCACATTTACACTTCCTACTTCAGAAACATTTACATTAAACATTTTTATTCTCCTCATAAGTTATTCCTGGAAGATCTTCTCTACCTATAATATTCGGTGTTGCATCCAAAGGTTCTGGAGGTTCTAACTTTGATTTTCTAGTTATTAACATTTCGCCTTGTGTTGCTGTAGTAACAAGAGGGTCATCGAGTCTATGATATCCATATAACTTCTGATCGTCGGGAACATTCATATCAAGTAAAGATGAACTGTTAGCTATATGTATTTTAATTTTCTTTGAAATTGCTATCGCTAACCAAAATTCACAACAAGCTTTCCCAGCCTCTGCAAAATTTATAGCTTTATGGGTATAATCAAGACCGTATAAATGTAAGTTTGTAACTTTTTGTGTAATAGCATAAGCAAGAGCGTAAGGGACGGTATTGTTAAAATAAGCATATCCAGTCTTTTGGATGACTTCTTGTAAAGGAAACTCAACAACATCTGGACACCTTTTGTCTAAAGTACAACTAAAAATGGGGATATTAAGTTTTGTTTTTAATCTATCAGCCATAACATTTGTTTGTTTTCCAGCATTAGGTGTATCCAAAAACCTAGAGGGCGGATCCATCATAAAACATTTATCATGATATATAATGCCAGACATGGAGTTTATAGCCCATACTTCATCAAATTTTTCGCTTCTCATTTTTGCTAAAATAAAATCGCAAAAACTATTGCCTAAACCGACAATCGCAACACTTTTAGTTTTACTCATGTTTGCCTTTGTCTAACTAAGCCTTCTCGATAAGAGTCAGAATAATTTCTACCTTCTGCATAATTTTTGAGTCTTCCAAGTGCTTCTAAAAACCTACCATTGTATAAGTCTAACACGTCTTTTTCGCCTTTCATAAACGTATACGCTTCCATTAACGTACCATATAACAAAGCGTCTGGTGCATTTGTACTTATCCAAGTTGTTCCACTATCATCTGTTGTAAGTGAAGCTGGACGATAATAATAATGTAATTCAACACTTAAAGCACTACTCGGAGTAGGTGCTAAAATAAAATTATTAACATCAAACTGTGCGTAGTATTTAGGATTTCCCGTCACAGTGGGGTCAGGATGAAACTCTTGTATAAAGTTGACATCTTTTTGTAAAAGGAACACATTTTCATTACTACTATTTACATAAGATAAAGAAAAAGTAGCCATGTAATCACTTGGCTTTTGTAAGAACTTATTACTAGCAGTAGTTGTTCCCTCAACATTTTTTCTAAAATAATCTAAATCAACTGTTTTAAATATTCTTTCTTCTGCGTTTTTTATAAAAAACGGTATCTCTGCTACAAAAGTAGACTCATCATTTTCTGTCCAGTCTTGTACTGATTGTGTTAATGTTGTTAATGTAAAACTCATGATACACTCACCGTTACAGTTCCTAAAGATGCTGTAGCACTAAAACTTGTTAACTCTGCACCGATTATACCTAAACCAGTATTTGTATAAACTATAAACTTCTTATTATCATCTGTTTCTTGTGGTCTAGGTTGGTACAAAGCTTGTGGCTCAAAAGGTGGTTTTCTTGGTGTAAGTTGTGGGTGTTTTGCTTCATACTCTGATCTATGTACAACATTACCATTCCATTCCATAACTCTTTCACGATATGGAAAAGCAAACCCTGATCTGTCTGATATAAATTTAGATTTTTTACCTAAAGCATATCTACTCATACAAAACCATAATATGTACTGCTAGGAGTTAATGATAAGTTAGAACGATCACGATCTTCTGCTGACGCTCTTTCAAACTCCTCTTCATACATAGCCTTTAATAATTGCACTCTGTCTGGTGCTCTTTTCATAGCTAAATAGTATGCTAATCCAGCAGTCAAACATGGATAAAACCTAAAGGGTACTTCCATAGTGTTTTTTGCAGTATCAGCATCTTGTATTCTAGTCAAAGCATCATAAACAAAAATATCTGTACTGTTTTCTGGTGTAGACCATAACTTTAATTTTGGAGTTATTTGCCTATCCAAAAAATATTGACTAGGTCTACCAGTGGTAGACTTTGTTGGTATATTTAAATATTGATCTCTACCTATCCTACTTATAGTAAAATCTGTAGAACCTCTTCTAATTACAGCATTTAATACATCAATTAAATCTGTATCTAAATTATACTCCGCAGTACCAGAAGTTAAAGTTTGCGTTCTTTGCTCAATAGTCCATTGGTTTAATCCCCTATTAGCCCAATCAGCCAAAAGTATATTTATTGACCTTTTAGCTGTTTGAATGTCATAGCCAGTACGAACTTCTAAGCCACAACGCTCAAAAGCTTCTTCAATATACTCGGCTACATCAAGCTCAAAGTTTGTAGAGGATGAAGTTGTCATTAACTATATGGACCTTTCACAACTTTGCCACCGTTAGCGAAACTTTTTTTCTTATTAGCACCACCACCCATAGCAAAACTTTTCTTTTTCATAGCACCACCACCCATCATTTTTTCTTTGTCGTTAGTAGCACCACCCATTGCATAGCTCTTCTTTTTCATCATTCTTTACTCTCCTTATAAAGATTATTAAATGTTACATCGGGATCCATATATTGTTCATGTTCCTCTGCATTATGAGTCCATTGACTCGGTTTAAAATCGGGAGCTCCCTCTCCAGTTTCCCAGAGTGCAGGGGATGTTACTCTAACCCTGTTGTTTGGCAAGGCAACAATGTTGCCCGTCCAGTTGTCTGCCTTAATAAGTTGAATCACATGACTCTGCTTATGCTGAGCTGGATCATCAGACAAATCAGACTGACTGTAATCTATTGTAAATAAATATTTTCCGATATGCAACTTATTATCTATTTTACATATCCATGGACTAACACTTACATAATCTAACTTAACAAC